ATCGATCTCTTTGGCCTGAATCCGCCGAGTCCGGCCAAAGAGATCGATCTCATGCTCGTGGCCAAACGCCGATTCCGGTTCGTCTCGAACAAGCTCGACAACGTCGCGCAAGAGCTCGGCCTTGGTGGCAAGGTCAAGCATTCCGGGTTCGAGCTGTGGCGTCGGTGCCTGGCCGGTGATCCGAAGGCTTGGGCCGAGATGCAGCGATACAACGAACAGGACGTTCATCTTCTGGTAGACTTGTACTACCGGCTTCTGCCCTGGATCGATGGGCACCCGAACCGGAACTTGTACGATCCGAAAGAGGATGGCTGTCCGAAGTGCCCGGCCGAGTACGAGGACTTGATCAAGCAAGGGTTCCGGCCAACCCTGACCGGAATGTACCAGCGTTACCAGTGCTCGAAATGCGGGTCCTGGTCAAGTGAAGGTGCCCGACTTGTCGGAGCCGATATCCGAGAGGAAAAGTAATGGATGATGAGAAGGCCTTGGCCAAGGTGATCGTTGTCGTGTCCGTTTTGACTATCCTGGCTTTTGCCGGTGTGTTCATCTGGGGCATCATCGAGCTCGTGTCCTGGCTGGTGACCAAGTGATCCCGGGCGCGGACTACGACGCCGAGTCCCTGACGGTAGACGTGAACGTCAAGGCTGTGCTGACCATGAACATCTGGATCGAGTCTCTTCAGTTGAACGATGCCAACACGGTACTCGTGACGAGCTCGCGCGAGACTGAAGACGGGACCGAGATCCTGACCGGGGTGGATGGCGTGACCGGGGTCCCTCTGGAGATCTCGATCCGTCGGCTCGGATGAACCCCTGGTTCGGGAGACCGGACTGGACAACCAACGTAATCTACGAAACAGGAGAAGACATGGCACTCGAAGTCACCGTGACGATCAAGTCCGGAGCTGGACACGGCGCACCCTGGCACGTCGTGAAGGGCACGCCCAAGGATGTCGCGGCGTACCTCGGGATCGAGGAGCTTCCGGCTCAGGGTCAGGGCTCGACGATCCAGGCTCAGCTCCACAAGGTCGCGGCTTGGGCGGCCGGGGATTTCGAGTCCCTGAACCCGGGAAAAGGGTAGGCCCGAAACCGGGCACGCCAGAAAGGGCATTGCTGGCCCCTGAGTGGGCCCCTGCCGCACCGGAGTGCGTTCATGGTGTGGTACCGTACAAGACCAGCGTAGACCCTGTCACAGGGGAAGTCAGCCATGCTTACGTGTGTCTGCCGTGCGTTGTGTTTGATCTATTCAAAAGGGAGAATCAGTGAGCATTTGGGACGAGAAACCGACGACCGGGAACAAGGTGATCCTGACCGAGCGTGGTGACGAGTTCACCGGCAAGGTTCGGGAGCGTGGTGAGGTCTACGTGGACCGGTTCAAGAAGAACGTTCCGACCGTGACCTTCGAAGACGGGACCGAAGAGGGTCAGGTCTTCGAGGCTGGCCTGACCGTGTGGAAGAACGCCATGCTCCGGATCCAGCCGAAGCCTGGTGACTGGCTCCGGGTGTGGCGTGGTGCTGACAAGGGGTCGTGGACGGACGGGGGTGTCGAGCGTGTCGAGGCTCCGGCGGATGGCCAGCCTGTGAAGGTCTCGGCTCCGGTCGAGGCTCGACCGGAGCCGGTCAACGCTCCGGCCAAGGTCAACCAGGACAAGCCGCCGTTCTGATCGGTTGGGCCGGGCTCGAAAGGGCCCGGCCCTGTCCGGTGTTCGGCCATGACAGAACAGAGAGGGACCAATGACTCACCGGAGTCGGTTAATGTACGAGGATGAAACCCATCAATGCCACTTCTGCGGTGAATGGGTCCAGGACGGACTTGATCCGGAAGGCGAACGGCACTGGCTCAGCGATTGTCGACCGGATCTTGTCGAGCACGAACCGGGCGAGGTTTGCACGTGGAGCCATGAAGACTCGGCCCAGAACTGTTACGCGTACCAGGATTTCAGGACGGGTGCATGGGGTCCTGATCACATTCACTTCCACAAGGATGGACCAATGTAATGACAGTAAATGAACTGATTGAAGAACTGATCCGGTATCGGGAGATGGGTGCCGGTGATGACCTTGTGTGGCTGTACATAACCGACTCAACCGGGTGCGGCGAGTCGCATGGCGCGACGTTGCGCCGTGTCGAGCAGAGTGGCGTACTCCACGTAATCGATCTATTGGATGAGGAGACACCATGAGCAGTCGAAAGCGGAACTGGATTCAAGACACGACGATGTTCCGAGGCGTGTTCCTGCGGGATGGGCAGCACGTCGAGTACAGTGGCCCATACGACACCTATGCCAAGGCCAAGGCGAGCGTGACGCACTGGATCAAGGCTGGTGGATACGGCGAGAACGAGCGTAGGACCGGACACGTAGAAATGGCGGTACCGGAATGGCAGAAGATCGGAGACTGATCTGCGGGTCTGTGTCCCCGTACAAAAACCACAACGGTGCGGTGTGCAATCTACACCCAGGCCATTCGGACCTCCATTGGCAGGTCTGGTATATGGGCGGGGGTATGTTCTGGTCCGAAGCCGAGGTACGGCACGCAAGGAAAATCCGGGTACGTCTGGGAAGGTGGCTAAGTCGTGACTGATCCGATCGTATTCCCGGACGATACCTTGTTCTTCGATATCGAGACACATTCGATCACGGAAAGGTATGCCTGGACACCTCGGGAATATTTCCGTCTAGGCGGGTATTCCTGGGGCGAGTCCGAAGAAGTCTTTATCACGGACGACTACGATGAAATGATCGAGGTTATCCGTCAGGCCACGATCCGGGTTGGGCATAACATCCACGCGTTCGACCTGTCAGTCCTGTTTGGAGTTGACTCGGATGAAGCTTTGCAGATGGCTCGGGAATACAGCGTGTTCGACACCATGACCCATGCCACGCTTGTCATGCCCGCTCCGTACAAGTACGTTGATTACAAGGGCAATAGCCAAACCGTGGTTAAGCCCGAACAAGCCCGGAAATGGTTCAAGCTTGCCAACCTAGCTCACCACCTGAAAGTACCGGGCAAGCTCTTGGACTTGAAGGACTTGGCCGAGAAATACGAATACGACATCGTACCGATCCTGAAGAAGGACGGGACTCCGGGCAAGCGTGTCCAGAAGATCCGGAAGCCGGACGTGTGTTGTGGCTTCGGCCATATCCCGATTGATGTGGACGACCCAGACGAGGACCGGGCCCAAGACGCTCTGATGTTCCGGGATTACCTCCGAGATGATGTCTTGGCAGCAAGGCACGTTGCTCGGGCTCTGATAGGTCTAGACAGCGCTCCAGGTCGGTATGAGTGGGATGAACAGTTCTCGGCCGGTATCCTTGCCCAGATCTCCCGGAACGGCGTCCGAGTCGATCAGGATGAAACCAAAGCCCTGATCTACGAGCAGGATTGGGACGCGGCGCACACCCTTGACTGGCTTCGGGACCGGTTCGGGTTCCCGGTCTCGGACAAGAAAAAGCCGCTCCAGTCCAACGAGGGCAAGGAAGCCGTGCTCAAGGCTATGACCGAGCTCGGTATTTCCACGAACGGACTTGGCCGGACCGACAAGGGGAATCTCTCGTTTGGTGCCGACTCTATCCGAGAAGCGTGCGGATACGTCTCGACGAACAAGGGGTGGGAACCAACCGAGGCTGTTCCGGAAGAGGTCCAGAAATTCGCGGATGCCCTGGCAGTGTTGGCCGGACAGCGATCGATGCCGGAATTGACCTGGGCATGTATGCACCCAGACGGAAAGGTGCATCCGGAGATCGCCTCGCTCCAGAAGTCGGGCCGGAACTCAGTGACCGAGCCAGGTCTGACTGTGTATGACAAGCGGTACAAGCACCTTCTTTTGCCGGACTCGGATTGGGAAGGGCTATGCGGATTCGACTACTCGAACGCGGACGCTCGGGTTGTGGCGGCCCTGAGCGGGGATGAGGCTTTCGCCGTCCGGTTCCAGCCTGGCCAGGATGGGCACCTGATCAACGCCTACGCTGTGTGGGGAAAGGAACTGGTCGACACGGACGTAGAGTATTACCGGAACAAGATGTCAAAGCGAATGGGCCATGCCTGGGGTTATCGGGTTGGAGCCACCACCTTGCACAAGAACACGGGTATTGCCGAATCCGTTTGCAAGGTATTCCTGACCGGGTTGAACAAGGCATTCCCCGGAGTCGTGGCGTGGCAGAACGCGGTTGTTGCCAAGGCTAGTAGTCTCGGATATGTCAAGAATCTGTGGGGCCGGAAAATGAAGGTCGATCCGAAACGGGTATTCACTCAAGCCCCGGCTCTGGAAGGTCAGGGCGGCACGACCGAGATCATGAAACGTGGCATGTTCAAAATGCCTAACCGGCTGATCCGGATGATCAAGATCCCAATCCATGACGAGCTTCTCGCTTCGATCCCGCTCGCCACGTTCGAGGAAGACCGAGCCTTGTTCGTCAAGTGCTTGTCCTCCGAGCTTGACCCGCCGGGTGGACAGCGTGTAGAGTTCCCGGTCGGTAGTACACCCAAGCCAGCACGGAATTGGAGAGAGGCGGCTCATTAAATGGCGCACTATTACGTCGGGGACAAGCACTATATCGGTGACCCGATCGGGAATATCACGGCTCTGAAAGAGCCTGACAACGAAGATGGCTTGCAATATCTGGCTCTAGGTGGGGACACCGGGTCCTGGGCTTGGGGTAACAACCTTTGGATGGCTCGGGACTAGGCTAATTCCACGACCCCCCCGCGTACTTTTGAAACTAAACGTACGCACACAGACAGCGATTACATGATCGTGGTTGCGGTCTCGGACGAATACCCGCACCAAACCAAGTTGGCCCGAACGTTTTCCCAGGAAAGTCCGTTCGAGGAAACCCGGATTTCGGCTCGGGCCGAAGTTCTGCGGGAAGCTGAGTGTCTTATCACAGGTGACCGGAACCGGACTTACGGTGAACCCATGGAGAACTTCGAGAACATCGCTCGACTGTTCAACACGTTCCTCCGGTACAAGCTCAAAGACGGAGCCGAGATCACGCCGGGTGACACGGCCGGTTTGATGATTCTGGTCAAGTTGGCTCGGGAAATGTCCGGGCCGAAGGAAGACAATAAAGTCGACATGATCGGGTACGCAGCGTGTTGGGCGGAGGTCGACCGAGGTTAATCCGATAGGGTGACGGGGCTTGCACGAGTCTCGTCACCCGGGTAAGGTTGAGTCATGGCGAAGAACGAGAACAAGAGAAGTTGGCGGGACAAAGCCCCGGAAACGATCGAGATCGGGTGTATGAACCGAGCCGCGCACCACGATGTCCCGTATTGGTTCACAGCAGAGCGGGGCAAGCCTGCTACCTGTCCGGGTTGCGGCCGGGGAAACTAGTTGGGGACCAAACACGGGTACACAGAGAAAGAGTGCAAGGTCTGTCACGAAGTCAAGCCTCGGTCCGAGTTCCCAGCGTACGGAGGCTTGACTTGCCGGGCGTGTACTCGGGACAAGGAACGGGAAGCGCGGCCTGCTCGGTATCAACGTGATAAAGAAAACCCGAAGTACGTTGAAGAGAACCGGCGCCGGGCTCGGGAATACAAGCGTAGGAAGAAGGCGGAACGAGAGGAACAGAACGTGACCGATCCCCCGGAGGACAGCTACGCGGAATACGAGCAAGCTTGGGCCAACGCGGGTATCGATGAAGTCATGGACGGGCTCGAAGACGACGCCTTGATTGACTCGATTGCGAAGGGTGTCGCGTCGGACGAAACTCCGGACGGCTTGGCCCGGACTCTGGCGGAGCTTCGGGACGCCGTCGATGCAACGAACATCCCTGTCAAGAACACGGCCAAGGTTGAACGCGGTGAGAGCGTCTTGCCGCCACGTAACGAAGGGACCGCCCAGAACATGACCGCTCACGAATCCGCTGTGCGACTTCTCCAGATCTCGGGGGACACGACTCCGCTGGCGGCTGTTCAGCAACTGATTCAGGTTATTACCGACACCAAGCAAAACGTGGCGGCAGCGCTCGGAGATGGACACAGTCAGCTCGGCAACGCGATCGGTCCGTTCCAGTCCGCCCAGGACCAGGCCGAGCAACTCATGGGCATCATCGGTGGTGCACTCCAGAACCTGGAAAGTATCGCGGGTCAGATCGGTTAGGTAACGACTCGGGGCCCGGTCTTGTACCGGGCCCTTCGGTCGTGTACTGTCAGGTACATGCCGAAGAACGTGCACTGCCGAATTTGCCGGGAGCCCCTGACCTGGGATGACACAGAAGGTGCCTGGGTCACTCCGGACGGGTACGACGTGTGCCCCACGGATCGTCAAGAACACGACCCGTACGACGAAAACGGGATTGCACTCCCGCTCTACCTCTGAGAGGATACAGACATGGAGTACTACAAAGTTTTGAAGAATTTCCGTGACGAGGACGGCGACGAACTGTCTGTGATCAAGTGGATTGACGGGACAGCCACATTTAGTGGCATGGCCCATAACGGCGTGGTCGAGCTGAGCCCGGAACAGATTCAGGAATTGATCGAGTACCTGAACGGAGACGATAAGTGAACCCGGACAGTCGTGACGAAGAACTGAAGATCCGGGAGCGCTTGGCCGGAATCGTGGCCGAGATGGTTTCGGGTGTGGATGGGGCGGACCCTGAGCCCACGGATGTTTGGATCGGTAACAAAGCGTATTGGTTTATTCAGGGTTTGATCGATCAGGAAGAGGGACGATGACTGGACTGTACGAGATCGAGACGATCGGGTACTGCAAGGCGAGTCTGAAGAAGTGGCCGGATGGTTTCGTCACGCTCGTCATCGAAGACCTGGTCCATGGCGATAGTGGGATCGTGATTAGCCCTGAGAGCGCTCAGGAGCTGTCTAAGTTCCTGTCTGGGGAGTAGACCCTACAGACGAGAAAAGCCCCGTCCTAGACCCACTCAGGGCCAGGACGGGGCTTTTCTGTGTTACACGGTGTCGTTCTTCGGGGCTACAACGGTTCCGATCACCGTGAGGAGACCGGTCAGAGACGCTGCCCAAGCCGGGTCAATGCCCGGGATCAGGACGGAGACGCCCACACCCAGGATCGCGGCCACGAGAGCCCCTACAGCCTTTGCATACTTCATGTAATAACCTTTCCTGTTCTGATCAGAAACAGTCGACCTCGAACGGCTCGGCCGCCGAGTACTTGATATCTGCCCAGACGGCGTTCTTCAGGTCATACCGTCGGTGCGAGACAAGCCGGTTATTGTAACCCGGAGTAGCGGCAGGGTCCTGACCAACGCCCTGCTTGTCATTGCCCCAAGCAAAGATGTGGCCGACCCACATCGGAGTGCCGTACCCGTCCCCACCAATACG